TTATAAAACCACTAAGCTTGCCGCGTGCTGTAGCACTTCGATGCCCGCTTTGGGCTTATGCGCATTTTCGCTGATATATTGCCGCCAGCGTCGCGCTCCGGGCAAACCTTGAAACAAACCAAGGATATGGCGACTCATATGCCCCAAGGGCGTACCTTGAGCAAGTTGCACGCTAACATAATCTAAATAATCCTCTAGCACTGATCGCTGACTTTTAAGACCAGTGTCTTTTCCATATATCCGCTCATCTACTTGCGCTAAGAACCATGGATTATGATAGGCCTCGCGCCCCACCATCACGCCATCAACCCATTGTAAATGCGTTTGGCAAGCATCCAAGCTCGTGATGCCGCCATTAATAATGATTTCTAGCTGAGGCAATTCACGCTTGAGTTGATACACCAACTCATAACGCAACGGTGGAATCTCGCGATTTTCTTTGGGACTTAAGCCTTTGAGCCATGCTTTGCGAGCATGAATAATAAAGGTTTTACAACCTGCTGCGGCCACAGTACTTACAAAATGATGTAAACCGGCATAATCTTCTTGGTCGTCAATCCCAATACGATTTTTTACTGTAATAGGAATAGCGACTTTAGCCTGCATAGCCGCAACACAATCCGCAATTAATTGTGGCTCAGCCATCAAGCAAGCACCAAACGCCCCACGCTGCACACGTTCGCTGGGGCAACCTACATTAATATTGACCTCGTCATAGCCAAAATCCTCAGCCATTTGTGCACAAGTCGCCATCTCTTGAGGCTCACTACCACCTAGTTGGAGTGCCACTGGGTGTTCGGCAGGATTAAATTGGAGATGACGCTGAGCATCACCCTGCAACAAAGCACCTGTGGTGACCATTTCGGTGTATAATACTGCATGCTGGCTAAGCAAACGATGGAAGTAGCGGCAATGTCGATCTGTCCAATCTAACATGGGCGCAACACAAAACGATCTTTTCATAATATAATCAATAACTTATAAAAAATAAATTTACCTTCAAGAATAACTAATTTAACTAATTACATTATCTTTAAGTGAAATTAAACGATTATTTCTTGCTTTTATCGGTAAAATGTCGCAACAATCCATAAAAAATGTTGCGACCACACCCAAGGAATAAAATCATGGCAACTACGCTGCGATTCCGCCAAAAACAAAACGGCATTATTGCCAGCACCGCCACCATCCGAATCTACGAGAATAGGGAAGTGGTCTACCAAGAAACCAAAACCTTTAGCAAAAGTTCAAGCGCCCAGAACAAAGCAATGGCAGAGCTATGGGCAAGGAAACGCGAAGCTGAACTTGAAATAAACGGCATTCCCATCTTGCAAGCGAACTATACACTGTCCGATTTGACTGACCTATACATGGATGACCCATTAAGAACCCTTGGAAGAACCAAGTTATTCGACCTACAAAAACTAAAAAGCTACCCGATAGCCGACAAACCGATCAACTCGCTTACCAGCCAAGACTATACGCAACATATCAACAGTCGCTTAAAAACCGTCAAGCCACAAACTGCAGGCAATGACCTAATCTGGATAGGAGTTTTACTTGATTTTGCCCGCGTTGAGCTGAACGCAAAAGCCGACATGGATGAATTGCGCTCGGCCAAAAAACACCTAAAGAGCGTGGGGAAAATAGCCAGAAGCGAAGAGCGTGAACGATTACCAACGCCAGAAGAACATAAAAAACTCCTAGAGTATTTCAAGCGTAGGCAAAGCATAAAATCAGATGTTCCGATGCTAGATATTCTGTTGTTCGCCATGTATTCAACAAGGCGCTTATCAGAAATAACACGGATAAAGTGGCAAGATAACGACGGGGAATTTAAAACGGGCATCGTGCGCGATGCAAAGCATCCTAAGCACAAAATAGGAAATAACCGAACCTTTAACTACGGTGAAGAAGCGTGGACAATCATGAAACGCCAAAAAAGCACAGGTGAGTTCATCTTCCCTTACAACGCAAAGACGCTCAGTGCGTACTTCACCAATGCCTGTAAACTGCTTGGCATTAATGACTTAAAGTTTCATGACTACCGTCACTGGGGAGCTAGTGAAAAATTTGTCGTCAAAGGTCTGCATATCCACGAGGTAGCAGAATATACACTACATGAAGACTGGAAAACCCTAAAACGCTACACGCACCTATCACCCCGCGAAAAAAAGCAGGTGATAGAAGTGCATGAATTAACTAAAACCCATTGCGAGCAGTTCTTCTTTTAACAAGTCTTGTTTGGCTTTAAATACATCAACCAACTTTGGCCTCCACTGATTAACTATTTTATGATGATAGTCTAATGGCTCACACATCTTGCAATAAAAATAATTAGACCTCCAAATTTAAATCACTGGCTGTGCCATAAATAGTTTTACCACCATTATGATAACAATCCAATAGCGCATAAATATATCTTCGTTTGAGCTTGAACAACCCAAAATATACACCTTGACACCCAAGCACAAAAGTTATACTTTCAACCTGCACTCGAAAAAAACGAGTGTCGGGCGTGGAAACCCGTCGTGATCAAAAGCGCATCAGCCGCGTTAGCGGTTTTTTTATGCCTACAATATAATTGCGCATAAAAAAAGTCCTCTATGTGGGACTGTGCGGGCAGCCGCAAGGCTGGTCGGTTTGCTCTTGATCCCGATATTTCCACCCCGCACAGTTCCCACTCCAATCTGTGGAAAGATTAAGTGGGTAGCTAACTTAGATTGAGAGCAGCTATCATGCAAAACATCATCCAAGCCGATTTTCACGGCACACCCATTTCACTCATTGAACACAATCATGAACCCTACATAACCGCCAAAGAAATCGTCGAAGCGTTACGCCTAGATTGGGCTGGTCAATACTCCAAACTCAACCATAATAAGGCTCGCTGGACTATTGAGAAAATCTCAATAGTTGCCAAAGATGGTCTACAACGCGAGGCGATTTGTATGCCCTTGCGCAAACTCCCTGCATGGCCCATGACTATCCAAGCCAACAAAGTACCCAATGAACTGCGCCCCAAGATCATTCAATACCAAACCGAATGCGATGAAGTGTTGTGGAAATACTGGAACGAAAAACAAAAACCACAAGCTTTGCCTGCACCCGTCGCACCGATGACACCGACTTTGCCCGTGTTTGCCAACAACACCATCACCATTGTCACCGTGATTCGCCCCCATCAAGCACCACAAAGCACCACCTACAATGAACCTATCGAAGTCATCCCCGCCCAAGCTTTAGTCGATCTTCAGCGCCAGACTCAGAAAATCCTCGTCAATGCTGAAAAACAGTTGCAGCAATTATTTAAGCCGTTTGCAAGTCTAAAGCATCTGGAAGAACCCACGCCAAAGCTCCCCAAAGCGGATGCCAACGGGCAAGTCACCATCAAACAACGCCAGCTCGACATCATGTACGATGAAGTAGAAGCCCTCACCATGACCCTTGATTTGGGCTTATCCCGACTCAAGCGCCACAAAAGTACTTTCACGCCAACCCCTAGCGCCGCCCAAGGAGCAAAACCATGAACCCACTTGAGCAGCTTGAACAAACGGCTTTCCAACTCACCCAAGACTTGCTTCAGCAAAACACCGAAATCGCATGGAGCAAACTGATTGCTAGCGCAGAACGCGGTATCTTACGTGCTGCCTTACAACAGGCTAGAGGCAATCAAACCACCGCCGCCGCCTGCTTGCGAAAAAATCGCAATACGTTGCGTGAACGTATCGCCCGTCATAATCTATAAAGAACCCAACCGACAAGCCCAAGCGAATACTTGGGCTTAGAGTTACTCTTCACGCAAATACGCATAACCCTTTTGCACCCGAACCCCGCGATCATTCTCATTGCGGGCACGCATCCGCGCCTTCATCGACCGCCCAACCGCCTTCGCATCAAGCTGCTTCGCCTTCGGATGCGCCTTGTTCCATGCTGAAATCTCCGCCATTGCCTCACGTTCCGCGTCCTTGTCGCGCTCCATCTTCGCAATAAACAAACGATTCAACGCCCGTTCACGCGACCGACCCGCCCGCGCCTTATAATTATAAAACGCATTGTTTTGGATATACTGCCGAGTCAGCTTCTCAGCCCCAAACCCGTTCGCCTTCATAAAGATATTCCAAAGATTCAACTCTTCAGAAGAAGGTAATCCAGCCAAGTCTTTTTCAACAATCGGAGAACCCCTCATCGTCAACGCACCTTCGTTACCAAACCGCAACGCCTGCATCACATCCCGCGCAAACTTCGGCACTGCCTTCTCCACTGCTCGCCATTCGTTGCCCTGACTCCATAGCTCTGGCACAGTTGTCACTGCATTCACACCATATCCGATAACTGGCCCAGTCAAAGACTCCATGAGTGCAGCCTTAGCATCCGCACCTTCCAATTCCCGATCTTGTGACCGGATCAATAGATCATCCAAACTAATACGGCTAGACATATCAACACCCGTCGCAGCATTGACCGCCCCACGAAACACCAAAGATTCCAGCGCATCCCCACCCATCTCTCGCAACACCTTACGTGTCTCAGTCTCCCAATCCTCATCGTCATCAAACACCGCAGCCGCCAACACCATCAAGCCCAAAGAAGCCCCAGCCATCCCCACCACAGCCGCCTTTGTGCCATACTTCGCATTCACATAAGCAAAAGCCGTCGCCCCACCCACAAAGCCAATAGGCAAAGCCGAAACCCCGCCCATTGCCAGCGTAACGCCAAGAATACCTAACAACTTAGCTTTAGCCTTTTTCGCATCTTGACCACCCTTACCCCAGTCATTAGCATTTTTCAGCATGAAATAAATCATGTGCTGCGAATAACTCTTAAACATCAGCAAAATTTTAGCCCAGTCGCCTTGCATCAGCCGCGCACGGTTGGCATTGGAATAATCAAACTGACTCTCCCACGTCGCAGAACTGGCAAACTGCATCGCCCGATCATGCGACCATCCCGCATTCCGCGCCAATCGATAACCTGCCAATAACATCACCTCACGGTTGACTACTTCGGCTTTGTGAAATAACTTGGTCGTCAATCCCATGACTTTCTGGTACGTCGCAGAATTAGATAACGCATCATTATCCGCCACCCCTGCCAACATCTGCGCCTGCGTCTTATCAATCACACCTTCATCATGCCAATGCTCAAACGCCCTGATCTCGTCTGCACTCATGCCCGAACGCTTCAAAGCATCCTCCCCCAGCAAGGTCTCCTTAACGCTCAACAAACGCGACGCATCCATTAAAGCTTTGCCAGCCGCCTTCCAACCGAACTCAGCCGCCAACACCGGATACCCCACCACTGCTACCTGCGACAAATTCACCAGCGCCGCCGCAGGCGAAACCCCCAAATACATTAAAAACCCGAATGAACTCGTCCAATTAGTCCACGTCGCATTTTTAGGATTCATTACCCAGTCATGCCGCTTTTTTAATTCTTCGCGCAGATTACCCGACAACATACGATCTTGATTCGAGGCAAGCTGGGATTGCTCAGCCACTTGATCTAACAAACTCGCCAAATCATCCCGTGCTTCCAACTTAGAAATCTGGTGCGCTTGGTGCATCATCTGATGACCAAACGCCTGTAAAGCATCATCGGAATAACCCATAACCCCCTTACGATGTATCGAGTTTTTGCGCATCGACAATTCCGGCAACATCTCTAACATCATCTGATACAAAGCGTCCGGCACATCCTGTCCTGATTTTTTCATTTGCGCCATTGTCTGCATCATCACACCCGCTCGGCTCAACTCATCTTGCGTATTTTCCTTATTCAACTTCCCATGCTTAACTGCGCTATACCCGTCCATTTCACTGAGTCGAGACGACTCACGTTCCGCTTCAGCAGCAGTCGGGAACATCATAAAAACCGGCTCGGTCTGCTTTTCCCGCAAAACCCAGCCACCATCATGCTGCACTGCCTCCAAATCCAACGCGATCAAGTCAGATCGGGATTGCGCGGAACGCATCGCCGCTTCAGGACTATCCCACGCGGATGATTCTTGAGACACTTCACCCGTGCCGCGACTAATTTTTTCAGTGCCCGTACCACGTTTAAAGTGCAACACCTCACTAGCACTACTCTTTTTCTTATCAGCGCGAACAAAATACGAACCCTGCCGATGTAGTGGAAAGTAAATACCGTCTGTTTGAGCACTCTCGAACTCATGTTGCAGCGTGCGCGTTAATGCTGCTTTTTTGTCATCTGCCATGTCTGAGCTTTTAATAGACCGCACTAGCGCATCATGCTTACGCTTAAAACGTGCCTCATACATATCCCGCGAATCTGTAAAAATAGCCTGAGCAGACTCCGGCAAGTTTTGAAACAATACCCGCAATTTCGCAAACTCAGCCCCCGCTTGTTGACTGCGAATATGCGCACGCTTAGCCTCGCGCCAATCTTCAAGCGTTTGCTGCGCCACCTTATTGTAAAGCTCAAACTTTTCCCGACTGCCCTTATACTTCTGAGCTACCTTATTAGCTTCAATCCTGCGCTTATTCAGTAGATCAATAATTTTTGCATCAACCGACAAGCTTTCTGGCTCAAGCTGCGTCAACAACGCACCGCGATCCGGCAGACCCAACTTAGCACGCCACTCCCCATCCGCTACACGGATTTTCATCCTAGCGTCAGGTGATTTACTCAATGACGGATCAACTTTTGCCAACGTTGCCAAGTGCATCAGCGTCGCCAGACGGTGACGTGTACGCTTGTCCAAACGCATCCAACGCTGTGATAACTTGCCCGCATCATCCATCATCTTATTGCGTTCGGTGAGCATTCGCTCAACACGGCTCATATATTGACCTATGGCCGGTACAACTTGCTGCCCTATGTCGGCCAACTGCCGCAGCGTTACTACTGCCAGACCGCCAGTCTTAACAAATTCCTGTGCATTATCCTTAGCCCACTGCCACGCTTTACCCGTCAGTTCTTTTGTGCGCTCAATCCCCTGCTTGGGTGCATCCTTATCAATATCTGACCATAGGCTGTCATTGGCAACAGAATACTGACTAGCTGCTTTGCTTTGTACCTGCCCATCCGCCCATGCTTTTGCCGAACGCTGCGCAAGTGCTTGTATATCAGAAGTGGTAAGCTTCATGTACTGAGTCAGCCATGAGGGAAGCTTAGCGAATGCCCATGAGCGAATACTAGCGATTAATCGTTGGGCTAACGCTTTAGCCTTTCCTGTCTTCGTCTGGTCGTTCGTAAATTGTTCGATTAAGTAAGCGAGTTGTTCAGAACTAACATGCTCTGGTGGCGTATCATCCGGCACACGACGAGAGGCGCTAACCGCATCAGGGTTATTCTCATTCAGCAAACGATCAAAGCTAGCCACCACCTGCTGGTATTTATCACCTAGCATCGCTGCTAATGCAGCATGCTCACCCGCTTCATGCAGAAACACACCCCATTCATTCCCCTGCTCCATATTGGCAGGGTATAGGGTGACTACGCCATTCTCATACTTGCCTTGCACGCCATTGGCAGGCGATGCTTCACTGATAATCAACTTGCCTTGCTTTAGTAGTGAGGCTAAGCGGTTTTCGCCTAGCTTTGCAGTTAGGATCTGATTAACTAAGCGTGGTGTGCTAGGAGTTGTATGGCGCTGTGGTTGAGAATACTGCGGGTCTTTATCAATTAATAACTCCTCCAGCGTTCCACCCATGACTATATGATCATCCACCCATGTCGGTTTACGTCCTCGCCCTGTCCACGTTAAATCAGGATTGGTAAGGCTACGGTATTTGGGTTTGACTACATTAGGCGGATTACTAACAGCAGTAGTATCAACTTGTTCCGTGCTTTCTGTGGGTTCTGTTACCCGCTCAGGCATTGCTACATCATTTAACGTATCAAATAGCTCGGTTAAATCCTCAATATGACTAAAATTCAGTGACCGCTTAAACGGTATATTCACACCCTTCTTAGTCCATGCAGACGGGATTTTATCAATCACTAATATCCGTGTCTTAACACTGGTTCCCGCATTCTTAAAGGTAGTGTTCGGTAGACTAATTTCAGCAATCACCTGTGCGTCTTTTTGCGCCTCTAACCAATTAGCTACCTTAGTATCCGTTGCGCCACCTTCAGGGATCAGCACAATTACCCGACCTCCATTACGTGTCATATTAAAAGCACGGCCCATGTGCGTAATCGCATCACTCCCGCCATGACCATACGGGGGATTCATCGCCACCCCGTCAAAGTGCCGCGCAGGGTTAAAGCTCATAAAATCAACATTACGCACCTCACCACTGCCCAACATCCCAAGCTCACCCGCGAGGGAATACGACTGCTCCACAAAAATATTTTTGGTGTCATTAGGGAACCACTTAGCAATCGCGCCATGTCCCGCACTGGGTTCGAGTGCATGGTCATTAGGCTTAAGCATCAGCCACTGTGCCATTTTTAAACCCACTGGCTCCGGTGTGGCGTAATAATCCTTACCTTCGCGCTGATCACGGCGTTTACTATTTTTCTGTCGGGTGTAATACGCAAGCTTGGCCTGATCCATTAGGCTTGCCACTGTTTCACCCGCCCTATCGCCTTGCTTGCCACCCGTGCCTTGTTTTAGGCTCGGTGCTTCTTCATTCGCATTTTGGTAGGCATCCACAAAGGCGCGTAATAAATTCCGTCCCTCATGGCCTAGCGCTAAGTTTTCAGCGGTACTACTGCGCGTGGCTACCGCATTAGCAAAGGCGTGATTTTCATAATCTAATCCAGTAGTGAGGTATTCAATAATCGCGTTTGACTTTACCCCCGTGCGATAAATCCTCCCTTCGGTTTGTATCGCATCCGTAGGCTTAGTGGGGAGTCCTAGATCAATCAAAACCCGCTGGTGCACATTAGTCGTATCATGCAAACTAATCCCTTCCTTGCCTGCCTCACGCTGCACCAGAATAATATCCACCCCGCTATTATCCCGATTAAAAGCTTTAACATTATTTGAGCGCTCGGCCTTGGGAATATCCCCATTAAAAAATACGGCCTGCTTACCAAATGCCTGTTTAAGCGCTTCAATCGGACTGGGTAAATTCTCAATGGGTAAATTAACCAAGTCGGACCTAGCTTGGTTAAACCGATCAACAACACTTTGCGATACACTATCAGTCGGCACAAACTTAAAAGGATGTGAAATGCTCCCACCTTTTTTATAGGTGTGAAACACTACGATCTTACGACCTAAAGCTAAGTGTTTATTAATACGATTAATGGCATGCTTGACCTTTAGCGCTTCTAATAATTGCAAGCGTGATAAATGATCAAACCGATCATAAAACTGTCCAGACAAACCTGGATATTGGTCATGGTTATCCCGTAAATACCTCATGCCCTCATCAATTTTCTTACCAATCGCATCATCAATTAAGACAAATTCCCGCGAATAGTCCGCATCGACCTTAAGGCGACGACCCAGCAACGCTCCAGCTTTTTTCAGCTCCTCATTAAAGTTGCGCTCAGCAAGGCTAGTGTCCACACTGGCATCAGGACGGTTTAGCTTTCCGGTTTTCATGTGGTAGCCAAACTTGCTTTCTAATACCGCATCTAGCCCGTTGGCTTCGTTATAACCTGTACTTTGCTTGCGTGGTGCATCAAATAAATAGCCTTCTGCATAGCTTAAGGATTTATGGTAAGCAAACGGTGTGGCGCTTAAAAATACCACCTTGGCACGCGGTCTGGCCTTGATCTCATCGCGGCGACTTTCCGCGTGTTTCATAATCTCGTTATAGCGCACCACATCAGGATGAGTATCCTCTAGGCCATGATCCTCAAAGTTAGGTTTGCTGAAGTAGTCGGTAAAGTGGGTAAAACTTTCCCCGTCTTTAGCATAGGTTTTATGTAATTGTTTGAGTTCTGCCAAATCGGGAATAAGCCGATTCCAGTACGTATTCCCGCGACTCGCATATAAGCCTGATATGTAGTCCAGCATCTGCTGCGCTCGTGTTATATCGCCCGCTTCACTGCTATTCAGGCGGTGCGACTCATCCGGCACAATCAAATCCCATTGACGATTGAGTAATGAGGGATTAGCACCAAAATTCGCGTAAGTGGTCACAACAATCCCACTACCACCATTATCCTCGGTATTTTTGAGCTGCTTAACCTCAAGGTTAAACGCCTTAGCGGCCTCTACATAATCCAGTCCGGTTTTATCACTAGGAGTAATAATAATAATATTGTCGTGACCTTGACGGGCAAAGCGTTTGATCATGCCTAATCCGGTAAAGGTCTTGCCCGTTCCAGTGCCATTAGTAAACAGCACCCCAAACTTATCCGACTGGCTAAAACGCTCCTCCGCAAACTTCACATCCTCTTGTTGCTCAGGTAGCAAAATGGGCAAAGTAGCCCGAATATTATTTAGGTCGTTGGCTACATGAGGTAAAGACTCGGCTTGTTTTTGTCGCTCTAGTTTCTGCTGAAAACTGGATTCAATCGGTGGATTTGATTCTTTAGTGGCTTGTTTTTTTTGAACAGGCTTTACATTTTCTGCACTGGCTTCATCAATATACTTTCTATTTTCCTCTCCTTTAAACTTCCTTACAAACTCTGAATTAAACGTTTGCAAATTTTGGAAGGCGCGATCAACATCTTGTTTTAGTGCTGAATAGGCAGGGTTATTTTTTATAGTATCTGGGGTTAGTCCCATTGAGCTTTTTGAATCAATATTAAGTTCACGTGCTTTTTCATTCTTAAAAACAGTAAGCTTATTCTTGCTGGCAGTAAGCGCAGCTTCTAATACTGCGCGTTTCTTAATAGCCTCATCATAAGTGACAGAACTATCAACATCAGGCTTATTCGGTTCAGCAGCCTGAATGGTTGGCTTTTGCTTTTTCCAGAACCAATACTTCTCTACAAAGCTCTCAACCGTTTCAGGCATCAGTGGCCCTGATGAAACTAGTCCGCCGTTGGCTAGCTCAAAACGCAGCCGATTATCTTTAATAACAGCTTTAACACCGGTAACCTTGTCACCACTAGCAACAAATCCATCATCCGTTAGTGCAGCGCCATAAGGGACAAGGGCATCATGCGCAAATTGTAGTTTGGGATTTAGTTGGGAGTTAAACTTAGAGCTTGCTCCAGCTCCTTCAATAGCTCCAGTGTCAACATTGGATTGTCCTGTTGAGCTAGACTCACTGCCTCTTGTGGACTCAGGATTTCCGGTAGCGCTTGCCTGAGCTGATATTGCGCTTCCTCCGGCTGTTGATTCAGCCATGCGCTGATTGCTTCCTGCTCTTCTAGCAGCGGAGCTAGGCGCTGGTATGAGGTTGTTATCTGGTGGCTCATCCCGTTTTGCTCCAGCATCATAGCCCACTCGTCCATCGCTTGGTCTATCTCGCTTTCCGGCAGATTGAATAGGTGAAAGTATAGCTCGGTTTGCATTTCCGGTTGCAGTGCTATCCGCCTCCAGATTTCTTGGTTGACTTGGTACATTTTTTCCTTCTAACTTGGGTAGTCTATCAGACTGTGAATCACGATAAGCATTACTAGCGCTTTCCATTGATTCATCAATAGCATGCGAATTTTCTTTGTTTTTAATCGGTTTACCGAATGGTTTCTTAACCCATCCCGACTTGATTATTTTTTTAAAATCCTCAAGAGAAATAGGCGTAACATCCCCCAACCCATTCCACCCAGACTTGTAATTAGCCAAATACCCCTGCTTAGCAGCCTCTAAAGATGGATAGCCCATCATCACCTTATGCTCATCAAATGAACCATCAGGCTTAATCTGATCGACTACGAACACCGGAAGATTAGGATTAGCTGCATCATCTCCAAGAAAAACATCAACCTGATCACCATCAACCCCGGAACTGCCACGCACATACCCATAGTGCGCAAACATCTTTTGCGCCCAAGCCTTACCTTCTTTATCAACTCCTTTGCGCTCTGCCCCTTTGGGTATTTCAATGGCAATAGGCAAACCATGTAAACGTACCATGCCTTTTTTATAATTACCCGCTTCTTTTTGTGCTGTTGTTGGCTCAGGTAATTCATTTAAAGGTGATAAAGCAGCTTGACTAGAAGCAATTTGAATTTTTGCTTTATCTTCTTGGTACTTATCAATTAGCTTTTGATGCTTAACTAGCGATGGATCAGCCAAAGGCTTAGCATAACGATCTTCATATTCACTACCATCTTTCGCCACCCACACCCCTGCATCTTCAGGATGTGCTACCACGGCTGTTCCATCTGATAATTCATGCGTTGGCAAAAAGCCAGGCTCTGCCAAAGCAGGCTTAGCGATCTGCACCTGCTGCATCAAATCCACAGGCTCGCGTTCCCCAGCATCGCGCAAGCCTGCATCGGTATCTAATACCCCACCATACCGATAATTTGACGGCCGACTGACCTCCGTATTCGTCCTCAACCCCGCATCCGTATCTGGCAAGCGATAAGGTACACTTCGGCGAGCAAAATCTGCCGCATTAAACCCATCACCTGGCACTGCCGTATTTAGACCCGCATCAGCACTCAAGCCCATGCTGGATAGATTAGCACGTCGAAAACCACCACCCTCTTGCCTTACAGCTGTATTAAAATCATCAAAACCCAATGAGCGCTCAAGATCACTGGATACTCGTGGCCGAATATCTTGCAAGCGCCTCTTAGGAGCAGGAAAAGCCTCAAGCTCTCCCGTTTCACGATTCAATATTCTTGTTGGAGCAACTACCGAATCAGGAAGCCTTGCTGCAAGAGACCGTTCTGGATCGGGGCGATCAGGCGGCAACGTAATAGCACGCTGCTTAACTGGCTCCTTAGTATCCTGATCTATCCACAAACCGCTACGCAACTCAGCGTCTATTGCAGGTGCAAAACCCGCTACCTCCCCCGTTGAATTAATGGCATATACATCATCAGGATGAGGTAAAGTAACCTGTGGCAAATCAAGGACACGCTGAGGCTTTAATGTTGGTTCAGATGCTTCTGGCATGTCCGGTTTAGACGACAAAGCAGGTAATGCAGCAGGCTTATTCAAAATTCCCGACAAAGCAGATCGTGCAGCAGGCAGCGTACCCATCACCCCCCCGCCCACTGCTCCAGCCCCAAACGCATCAACAATCTGCTTAACTTGCGCCAAATCAAAATGATCTTTATTGGAGTCAATCCACTCCAAAGCGGAAAGCTTCATGCTTTCCTGTATCGCTTCGGTCACACCCTCTTTGAGTGCTGTTGCACCTAACTCTTGACCAAAGACCTTAGCGCGTGCCGGATTACTAAACGCTTGACGCATAATCCCTGAGCGGGCCGCATCACCTACCCCAAAACGATCCAATACACCCATGACTGGCAAAGTATCCAAAGCAGTCTGAGCCACGGCCGTCAGCGCCATCGTAGCCGTGCTCCCTGCTGGCAACTGACCACCATGCTCAGCACGCACAGCCTGAACATTCTCACCGAATTGTTGCGGATATGCAGTAGCAGTAATGCCCGACAAAGCCCCTGCCCGCCCCATTTGCCGCAAGGCCGACTCGCCTGCTAGCCGTGCCAGACCCCGACCCGCAAGACCACCAGCACCACCACCTGCTAATGTAGTCCCTAAATTAACAACAGACTCCCCCGCCGTCCCAGCTAGCCAATCTCCCGCATCAGACAAACTACGAATATTAGTCATTCCCTCCACTTTGGGCGCATAACGCTGCGCTTCCAATTGATTCATATCCGCCGCAAACAATAGCTCCTCATCTCCACCCATCAAAGCACCAGCAGCCGCCTTGGTCATGCCCTTGGTTCCCTCCCAAGCGCGATTTATTCCTTTAACGAACTCGCCACTATCATTCTTCGGCTCCGGCGTACCACCATTTGCTAAAATGCTTTTCCAGCGATTTAATACAAGACTCATTTAGCGTTCCCCCTGCCACTGCCTAAATTGCGGAAAATCCTGCTCATAAAGACGCTTTTGTTCTTCATACGCCTGTTGTGCCTGACGCTGTGACTCGGCTTGACGCTTTTTCTTTTCAGTGGATGCTTTAACTGCCGCTTCCATTAGTTGTAATTGAGCCTGCGGATTATTCATAATCCCTGGTTTGCTCAACACTTCAGCCGCCACATCCTTAATATCCTCGGATGACCATCCCAGCGCCTTAACTTGCTCTGCCAATTGGCTTAAGCGTGTGGCTTCAGGACTACTTTTCGCCAATTCTGGATCAATCCCCTGCGACAAATCCGCCGCCCATTCACCCGCATTTCGTGTAACGTCCATGTCAAATCGGACTTGATCAACCTGCCCAAATACTTCAGCGGGCTTAGCCACATCGCGCAATTCATCCAGCAAGTTGGCCTTTTCCTGAATACCCAATTCGGGGAAGCGCTGATCAATCAAATTAGCCTTGGCCGCTTCAGGATCAGTCGAAAAGTCTTCCATAAAATTAGCTAAAGGCACATTTAACGCCCCACCGCTCTCAGCACGATCAAAGCGCGTCATTTTCCCCGTGTCTGGATCATAAACCCCAATATCATTTTTACTGACCGTAATAGGCCGACTGCTAGACCGCGAACGACTACCCGCTTCATCCAGCCCTGGAATGCGCATGGCTCCAAGTTCTGGGCGACTTGCGTCTTTCCACTGATAGCCCGTAGGCAATTGAGGTAATGATAAAGAGCGCTTCGAGACATCCGGTAACTGACTCCCAGTCGCTAATTGCCGCGCCAATAACATTTCTTTAAACCTAGGATGTAATGCGTTCTCTAGTGCAACCCCCTGTTGAATTTTGCTCATGGCCTGATCTGGCGTGTCTGCAATAAGCGGATCATTAGGATCACTACTACGGTTCTTTGTGGCCGGAAGCGCTTGGCGCAATTGCTTATAGTACCCTGTCACTTTGTCCACATAATTAGCAGTTTCTTTAAAAGGTGGAATGCCCTTATATTTATCAACAGCCCCTGGGCCAGCATTATAAGCCGCCAGCGCCAACCCCACATTGCCATCATACTTATCTAGCTGCTGCTTCAAGTATGCGCTACCCACCAAAATATTATGCTCAGGATTATTCGGATCATAACCCGATAACCCAATAGTGCGAGCCACCTGCTTAGCGGTTTCTGGCATGACCTGCATCAGTCCTTGTGCACCTTTCGGCGATACTGCAGATTTATCACCCAGTGACTCCTGCCCAATGACAGCACTAATCAAACGTGGATCAAGCTCAAAACGCTGCGCCGCCTGTTGAATCTCGGTGCGATATTGCCCGCCAAACTTTGGCAACAACTTATACCCAATCCGACCGTCTGGCAGCTCATCAAAGCCCGCGAAATCATATTTATCAGCTCGCCCCGTATTAATCATCGTGGGATAAGTATACTGCTTTGCTGTTTGCACAAAATCCGGATCATCCATACTGCGCTGGCCGTTCAATACCTCTTGCGTATATTGCTGCATTTTGCTGGCGGTGCCGCGTGCAGCATTGCTAAAAATACCACCACTCAATCGATCAGCCTCTTTAATCAAGCGCTCGGCTTCTTGCGGATTACTAACTAGCAATTGCTCCGCTGCGGTATAAAGCTGGTTAGCTTGCTTTATGTTGCGCTGCTGCACTTGATACGCATTATTCTCTTTAGTAATTCCAAGATTATAATCAGCCAGCGCATCCGCCTTTGTATCGAGATTCTGTTGACGCGGACGAGTGTAGTCCATCAAATAGCGCCGATCCTCTTCAGCCCATTGATTAGTATTTTTAGCCGCATCCAACTGTAAAGGCCGGTACTTCGCGTTGTAATCAACACTTCCCTTTAAATCGCTTAACCGAAGCCTTGTCTCATCCAACTGCATTGGCCTTACCTGTTCGTTATAACCAACACTTCCCGCCAAATCTTTCAACCTAAGTTGAGATTCCTGCAACTGCATAGGTCGGTACTTCGCGTTGTAATCAACACTCCCTTGTAGGTCACTTAAGCGCAAATTAGCTTCACGCTCGCGCAAAGGACGCAACACTGAACGATCATAATTATATTGTTCTTGTTGATTATTGAATAACAAAGCCTGCTGCTTGGCTGCCTGCTCACGCCGCTGTTTGGCCTCCAATCCATCTAATAACGACATTGTGCTTTGCATGCCGCCCTGCAAACCACCGACGAACGCTGATAAAATCCCTGCCATTAGAATAAACTCCCCAATAGTTGAACCCCCGCCATCACAGCGCCCGCCATCGGATTGCCCGTTGTCATTGTAGTAGTAGCAAACGTCATGGCTGCATTCCCCAATGTTGATGCCTGTTGCTGACTAGCTGCCTGATTCAGTGCTTTATTGGTTGCATCACGATTTGATGCTAGACTCGACAAATACCCCATCTGTCCTAGGCCTTGCATCCGGTCTTGATTAGCATAACTCAGCAAATTCCCCAGAATACCCTGCTTACGCTGTCCTAGTGCCTGCCCCATATTAGTTTGATTCTTAGCCAGCAATGCCGCCCGATCATTGCCCATCTGCCGGTTAAAACTAGCCTGCTCATCTGCATCTAATTGGATACCATAACGTCGATTAACCGCATTGCTTAGCGCCCTATTCCGCCCATAAGCATTATTGGCTGCATCCGTCACGTACTGCCGCGCAGCATTATCAAAAGCTGGATCGTTATATGCCTGCCACAAATAATCTTCTTGTGGTGCAAAGCGCTGCTTCCAATCCAAATAATCATTGCGCAACCAATCCGCGTAACCTTGTTGAATACCTGATATAGAAGTTGGTAACGTTTGGTCTGCTAACATTACACTAACCTCCCTAATACGCCGCGCAGGCTATTATCATAAGCGCCATTGATATAACTACCATCTTGAGCAACCACAGGTACTTGACTCATTAAGTACCCCTGCCCTATGCCAGCCAATTTACCAACGGCTTGTTGGCGCTCTAGCCTATCCTGAAACGCTTGCTTAGCATCATAAGCCGCCTGATTCGCCGCCTGCCCCGCCAAACCCTGCTGACCCTGCAATATGCTCGATACATTGCCTCGACCCATCTCTGCCACATCCATCAAGCCCTGCAGATAACCGGTCTGCTGCCCAAAACGAGTTTGCGCTTCCACCCCCGCATCAGAACGCATCTTTTGCTGCAAGGCCCCTAACATCCCCGTTCTACCTCGCCCATTATTGGGATTTATCCCTTGTAATAAGGGCTTCCATTGCTGCTGCGCCAAGGCCATCGCCTGCCCCGCATCCGTGCGCACACTGCCGTCAGCATTAAGCACCCCCGCATTCGGATCAATTTCCCATTGATTAGTAGCTGGATTCAGCTTTCGCCCCGTGCGTAGCCGAATCATTTCGTTTTGCAGCGGAATACCCCGCTGCTGGTAATTCAACAGCTTGTCTCGCGAAATCTCAAAATTTGCAATCTCTTGTGCCGTTGGCTTTTGCTCTTGAACCTTTGGCTTACCCATTAAAGCATCCTTTCTAATACCTCATCGTTATGAGGCAAAAACCCAAAACGACGATACAAACGAGCATGTGCCGGTGTATTAGGCACGCAATAAATAGCGCTAAACCCCAGCCCTTTAAATAAACGAATAAAATCGGAAAGATAATGCCGAATGACATTAGGTGATGTGCTATAAACTAGATCAATAAAAACACCGCCCCGACACGGCGACGCAATCACATAGCCCCCGACGATCTCAAATACCATCGAATTGGCTAGTAATCTCATAACTTATGGACAACAATTCTCTTGAATATTGGTGATAGCTGTTTGAAGCTGCGCAATCTGAGTATTAGTATTTTGTAGCTGTTGATTCAGCGAAAGCACCTCATCCTGTAATTGTGCAATCGTCAAATTTGCATTTTGCAAGTCGCTCTGCTGCGACTGCAAAGCGCTCTGCTGCGACTGCAAGTCATTCTGAGCTTGCGTCAAATCATTTTTAGTTTGAGTCAATTCACCCGATAACTGAACCAGCTCCACTTTTTGTGAAGCCAGTGCTAGAAACGCTTTGGCTAACTGCTCCTGCTGAGCAGCACTAAGCCCGCTTAATGACTTAAACAGCCAACGGTACTCATTCAGTGCATCGCGCAAGCCCTGCAAGTGGCGCGTAAGCTCAATCGGATTACGCACATCACTAGGGACCTTCGGAAAACCATGCCGAATAGAAGTATTACTTCGCCCTTGTACCCCGCCAGCCATTAAGGAAGCTCTCGCATATCAGATGAAAAGAAAGCAGCACGTAGCCGCTCTTTGCCCAACAAGCGAAAACCAAAACGGGTCTGCCAGCGCCTACCCGCACTAGCAAGACGAAACGGCAGCTCATGATTAATGGCTCGCGACCAAAAAGGAATGCGCTCCTCATCAGCCATATCTACGCGACCCGCTCGCGCTAAATTAGATGATCGAAACAATAAAAGCTCTGTCTCTGCTTGTGGAATCAGTCGGGCGCTATTAAAAGTCCTAGCCCCTTGAACCACAAAAGGCTTACTGATCCACTCGGCCACCAAAGGATTACCTTCATTAAAGCGCTCCAAGGCATCACCCCTTACCACCCACAAGCAATCCTCTTCCACATCACTCAAGACCGCGTGCGCATCCCCTTGACTAAGGCGCGTAATATCCTGCCGACCCAAATGATACAAAAACCCCTCACCTGCTTTCGGCTCCGTATTCGCCACCCAATCCGGCAAGCCTGCACTAGCCGCCGAAGGCGCTTGTGGATAAATCACCAAATTATCCTCATATACCCCGAATAACATGGCTTTAGGATTTAATAACTGCCATTGCTCACGGCTCCAAATCAAACCAGACAAAATCTTAATCGTGCGACCACCATAGACCGCCACGCCATCCGGTGACGACCATACCACCGCATCCCCTAAATATGTCACTGACCGCGCATCAGCACAGGAATGATAGGTTTCCAGCGTATGCTCATCCATCACATCCGGCGTTGATCCGGTGATAATACTGGGCTTCCCTTCCGTCAACACCAGTACACCTTCTGGTATCGCAGCCAACGCCACCACTTTGTAACGAATCTTGAACCGATACTCCGTAGGCCAACAATGAGGAACATAAGGTGTACTAAAGTGGATTGTGCTAGTCACTTGGCACTCACCATCATGGGTAAAACCGGCCAGCACACCATTCGGTAATGCAGTTAAACCACATAATTCTTTAGGAGGAGGCGAACAATTAGCCGTCAATAAAGGCGTGCCGGTCAAATCATCGGGATTATTGGCATCCGGCACCAAATCATCATCTAGCGGATCAATAGCTATGCTGCTTGTGCTAGCGGCCACTTCCTTAACTAGAAAATACTCTCCCTCAATCGCCATATAAACGCGCATAAATTGAATATCCGCATCCGTCGTAGCAGGAAGACTTAGCGATACCCCATCAATCCCATCGGAATACTGAAGCTGATTCGATGCTGGACTGGGTGCAGTTTCTTCGTCGCGAACAGTGACATAAGTAACAACAAACGTCGTGTATTTATCATTATCTTCATCACCGCCATGCTCTATCAACGTAGCTACAGGTGCTATAGTCGGCGCTTTCAATAATGATAAATTAACGCCCACCACATCATTCGCCAAGTCTTTGCACTGAATTACCTGCAAGCCTGGCTGATCACATTGCGTAAAATAAATCCGCTCAAACTTATCTTGTACAATGGGAGAACGCGCAAAATGAGTCCATCGGCTCATATAAATGAATTGCGCCCCTGCCCGAAATAAAGTTTTGGCCGCTGCAAATCCTGTTTTGACAAAAAGCCCAGCCCGCAAAGGATCCAACCCAGTCGTATGCAAATAACAATCACGACAATAACTAGCTTGATCATCCTGCAAATTGAGCGGCTCAATAAGAGGCCGCTCGCCGGAAAAATTACGGAATTGAATCATGTGGTTACGCTACAAAACCCAACAATACGCGCACAATAAGCGGTATGCAAAAAGCCCAAGTTAGGTTGAGCAATAGCCATCGTTGTAAATTTAGCTGTTACTGATCCATTTGCTGTGACAGGTATAGTGTGTTCATAAATGCGTTGACTCCTGTCATTCGTATTGGATGCTCCTGCTAACACAGATACATCGCCGCTATAATATTTTTGGCGATATAAACCCTCCAAGATAACACCAACGTTAGCTTCACTATTCGCAGTAGCTACTGTATTAGCTTGTTGAATATCACAAGATACCTCAGTGCGGACTATAACCGCATTATCACAAGTACGCATCCCTAGCGTCACTAAATCGGCCTTTGTCCATGTCTTCGTATCGACAATATCGCCACCCCATTCAGAACCGACAATGTTTGTACCGGCGGCGTGATCTGTTGATTTACAGTAAGATGCTATAGCAGCTAATGAACCTTGATAATCGATAATTTTTTGACGATAGGCATCCGGAGGACAAGCTGGCAGTGTACTATTTGAATTGTTTACAAACTGCATAATGATTGTCATCAGCTCATTAATTGAGTAACACTTTGACCAATCATTAGTAGCTTCTTTGTTAACTGGATACTGATAATCCTTGCCAATAACAACATCTCGCAGAGCATAACGCAAACAACCATTAACACATCTAAATTGGTCTTTTTTAATAACATCACCACACGATAGGGCTTCAATTGCTAATAAACACCCCATGCCTAATATCTTGTTAATCTGCTCTTGCAAATCGTCATACTCTTCCCCTGTAGCGCCTTGCATAACTATAGTACCAGCAGGCCATTCTTGATCAGCCCATCCTTTGACTGCACGCTTTTCAATTAACAACGTCACACCGTCCTCAGCATAGCCAGAGAACTTAACAACTTCATAACGCAATAGCTCGCCGCTGGCCTGCCCTTTGACTTTGCAGTTTGCTTCAGTGGCATCTTTAGTGCCACTACAACCGCCACCACAGCCACAACCACCCGCTGCTGTTGGCTTCTTGCACCCTGGCGCACAACCTTCATTGCATTGACTGAGTGGATCACCATACTCAGCAAATACAATGTACCCGCCTTTAGCATCGGGCAGTGTGTAAGGCACCACATGACCTTGACAAACTGCTAATGCCGACGGTGGCAATAAACGCACCCGCATCCCATCTGAACTTAGTTTAGTTGCAGTAACCGTTCTTGAAAATGTACCCATAAACCCAATCCCCTATTGAAACATAAATGCTACGCTGCGCTTTTTACCGCTCACTAGACACAGCCTAACCTTGACTACGTGGCACCGTGCCAAACCATAAAAATGCACGGCATTACCCCATTTATTAACGTGGCTAGCCCCTTCCAAAAGCTCAATACCTGACAGCTCCAGCGTCTCTCCTTTAACCTCAAAAGACACCACCGCGTTATCTCCGACATAACTCACCTTCGGCACGGCGATATAATCAAACCACCCACCCAGTTTCACCGCTTGACTACGGCCAACTCCCTCAAACAAAGCACCTGGCATCAATGGCAACATAACAGCCTCCGCGTAGGGCAATAGGTCGGACGATCCGCACGCAAATCAAAATGCCGTAGCAATCGCGCCTCTTCTTCCAAACGCTGCAACTCCCGCTCAAAAGCCGTTGAATACGCTATTCCAAGCTCTGTACTTGACCATTCCTGCTTGGGTATTAGATAAGCCTTAGCTAAAGCGCCTTGTTCAATCACGTTTTGATGCTGCTCTAGCAAAGCCGGTGGGAATGTATCACTGCCAGCAGCTGGCTTTAGCTGCAACGCAAAGCGCACGTTTTGGCAACAATCCCAATCTTGATTAAATACTACCTTCCCAGGTAAAGGTTCTTTCCAGCCCTGTCCATCGGCACAGCCGCAAACAGCCTTGAATACACCCAACTTAGGGAGGACTTCTTCGCAGTCGCAGTGCTGAATATAAACATCCAACACCTTCGCGACTTCAACGCCATCCTCTTTTGGAAATTCCAGCACCGTATCACCTGGGCAAAGCTCCTGCTCATACTGCTCAAACGTCCACAAAGCACTACGCTGTGCAAAATCTCGCAACGCTTGAGCAATCTTGTCCCGCGCTACACTCTCCGGTATCCCTGGCAACTGCTGAATCAAATTATTCAGTAATAATCCAGCAGCCCCCGACTCACCATCAAAGCAACTGCTTGAGGCTTGTGTCATGTTTGCACCCCACCAATAACCCCGCGTGCACGCAACTCCCGCTCTACCTCAACCGTTTTATAAACACCCAATGTGTCCCAAAACGACTGCCGATAAGCCTGCCACTTGCCACTGTTTTCCGAACCTTCACGTTCAAACGCACGCCACAACATATAATCAATGATTGCCGTCATGTATTTGCAGCCCAAATCATCTGCTGTTAAATCATCTGGATTTTTAAGAATGCCAATAAGCAATACATGCCCCGCCGGAGTGGGTGGAAACACAGCAAACCCGCGTTTACTAGTGCAGCCTTTTGTCCAAAACTCCACATAACCCTTCCACAGTGACGTTTTTTCAGCCCAGCATGGCATCAAATTACTCAGCGCCTGATTATCGTAATAACGAATAGCTCGCCCCGACTGGTTCGACACCACCTTGATAAAGCGACTCCCCAAGCCTTCCGGCAACTCTTGATTAGCACCCGCTTTAGTAACCATCTCTACGCACGCCATCAAATCATCGGGATTACCCATCTCCGCAATAATGCAAATGGCTTCGTTTATCGAATGGTCATGGAACGATTGCTGCCAAAAATCAAACAACTCATCCGTCAACAACTCCGCAGCCCGAAGCGTCAATGCACCTGTGTCAACCATAACAATCCCCATAAAAAAAGCCGACTAGCTTCCCAGTCGGCTTTTTAAGCATGGCAATAAAACTCATTACCCGAACATATACCACACGACAATATCCAACTTGCCGCACGCTTTGGGTGTGCCATGTAGCGTCATCACCAAATCTGACAATCCGCATGGCTTATGCGCATTTTCAGGGGGGCAGCAATTAGCAGGCATTTGTGTAGGGCAACAGTTAGGCATGCAACTCTCATTGCAATCCCAAGGCCCACAAGGCACATCACCACAATAAGCCCCCGAAACATCCAAGCCCGCCAGAATGCGTGTCAAATCCTCACAAATTGGCTCGCATGTCGCACAGTCACGCTCAAAACTCACACAACCCAAATCAATCGTGACGGGCGACTCTCCAGCAGCTTGTAAGCCACTGGTCGACACCTGAATTTTCAAAATTGAAAAATTAGGTATCACGCGAGCCAACGCCCACTGACTACCATCCTTATGCTCAATGCCGCCGTCAAACTGCAAGGTTAGCCGATGCGCATTTACACACATCAGATCGTTTGTCCATGCTTTGCGATACAGCGTATCCCACCGTTTATATTGACTCATAGATTACCCCCTTAGCAGCTTTTGCCGCTGTTGCAGGATACTGCGGTATCCAACACAGCAACGCCGTGGTCATAAACACGCCCCATGCGTGACGCAAAGCGAATTTTCTTTTCGCCATCTAGTGCCTTGATATGCACGCGACGACCTTCGCCACCATCAAACGTGCCAGACCAAAACGCAAAGTTGGTCTTGCCGAATGTTTTATTTTCCGCATCTTGCACACTACCAAACGCTTCTGCCAAAGCAGCTCCGCCCAAAATAATGGCTCGGTCTACACAGAAATCCGCATTAGCTGCTAATCGCGCCTCATGAGTCGATGCACAATCATCATCATTACTCACTAACAAGGCATGTCCTGGCTTAAAACGCACAGGCATGGTGTACTTCCGCATGAGCACACCATCCCACAGCAAGCAATCGCCGGAAAACGCGGGATGATTACCACACTCCGCCCCCGCTTTTGCAGCAAACGCTTGCAACTGCGCATACCATTTTCCATCAGCACTAGCACGAAAATCCGCCCATTGCGCGGGTGTTAACAGCATTAAATACTTAGCCGTAATGCCACTTTCACCAAACTTAATCGGTAATAACGGATGTGCTGATTCGTCCATGCCCGCTATAAAGCGCGTCACAGTATCCAAGGTAAACCGATCATCCTTTTCAAGCTTATCACCGTACTGCCCATCAAAGTCCGTCGCATCACCGCCGTAGTAGTGTCTGCAATAGCTAGGCGCTTCCAAGCAATTAATCATTGCTTTGCGAAACGCCACCCCATCAAGCGGTAATAATTGGCGCTCAGGATTGTATTCATGGGCACGAGCACCAGCTAACTGATAAATCACCCGCTCCGTCTTAATACGATCCATCCAGCGTGTTAATAAAGGACGGGCCAACTGAAACGCCTCATTTCCTAAGCGCAGATTATTTTGTGACACACACTGATCTCGAACACCGTGACGCGTGATCCCGATCTTCATTTCAAATGAACTCCAGGTACGTTCTTCTTCTCGACCCTCCAACGGGTCACAGCAGACAGTTGGCATCCCTTGCAGCTCATGCTGAATATCAACACGCACCGTATCACCACGCTGATCGGATTTCGCCAAATCATTAATGGTCATAATCGGTGCATACTGGCCGGTTTCCATGCGGGAACCCGCTTTAGTAGTATCTTTGGGAATAATACTTGAAATATCTGCCCGCAATAAATTGGGCAGTGAAGCTGTAGAGGCCAGCTCTACAAAAGTTAATCGCGAACGGACTACCGGAACATCGGCAGACGTAATATGCGATAAAGAACGAACACTAGCATTTGGCATTTTGAATAACTCATCTTGAGTTCAAAAAAGCCAAGCGAGCTTTACATACCTAATTGGTTCCACAGAGCATTACGCTCTTTTTCTGTCATCTGGCGCATTCTTGCCAATTGCTTCTCTTCTGGCATCGCTAAAAATCTTTGCAATGCACTGGGCGCAGACGAAGCCCCTTGCCCATATACCCCCGCTGCCGCTGACAAACTGCGTGGCGTTCGTGGTGGAACAGGCTCAGAAACTGTTTGCGCTTGCTTGCTAGATGGAGAAGATTGGCGCATCGCTGGACTCGCAGAACGTGGAGCTAACACATCGTGCTTAGCTCGCTTGACCACTTCTGCGAATAAAGAAGCGTCGTCCATTTGTGAAAATGCCGGATCGTTTAACAACACTTGCTCATGTCGAGCTGCCGCCTGATACAGCCTGGCCGCCTCAGCATCAGCAGGATTATTCCCCCGTGGCTTCGACAACCACAACCAATCAGCCACTTCATGCATCGGGTGGCTTGACGGCAAACGATCAACTGAATTAAAAAAAACCTGCTCTTGCTCATACTGCGGTATATTTTCACCGCCGTCCTGCCGATTAAAGCCAGCTTGCTGGCTCATGCGCTGCCACTGCAATTGCTGCAAATAAGCAGCTTGTGCTAATGCGTCAGGATCGCCATCTCTAATAGCATTAAAGTCGATCTGCTCAGGCACATTTGGCACACTGACCCCCATATGCTTTGCATACTCAAACTGCTGCTTTAGCGCCTCCAGCTCAGACTCTAGTTTACTAGCACGCTTTTCAGCGCCCTCTAAATGCCGCTGTGTACGACGATAATCACGGACAGGAACATAGCCTTTAGGATTTTTTTGCTCAGCGTGCTGCGCATCGGTGTCTACCTGATTAAGATCAGACTCTGGCTCAGCATCCAGCATTTCATCCTCCGCTTGCACAGCAGCAGGATCAGCAGGATCAGCAGGATC